ACTTTGGGTTTTGCGTTGCCCACACTAACGCAGTACAAACACAAAAAACTCTTGACTCTTTCGAGACAGAGTGATATACTTTATTCACAAAAGGAGAAATTGAATAATGTCAATCGATATGGAGCTTATGCGCCGCAAGCTCGCAACTTTGCGCGGTGAAACTAAAAGTGATTCTACCTCTATTTGGTTCAGACCAGATGAAGGAGACACGGATATTCGGATCATCCCGACAAATGATGGTGATCCGTTGAAGGAAATGTTCTTTCACTATAACGTTGGAGATCATAAGGGCGGTGTCCTTTGTCCCAAGCGCAATTATGGAGAACAGTGTCCCATTTGCGAATTCGCTTCCCAGCTATGGCGAGAAGGAAGCGACAACAACGACGAGGAGAGCAAAAAGCTTGCAAAGTCACTCTTTGTGCGCACCCGCTATTTCAGCCCCGTAGTTGTTCGTGGTCGAGAAGATGAAGGAATTAAGGTTTACGGCTACGGTAAGACGGCCTATGAACTCCTTCTCGGCTACATCCTTGACCCCGAGTATGGTGATATTACGGATAGCACTGAGGGTACTGATATGACTCTCACCTATACCAAACCCACCAAACCCGGTGCATACCCCCAGACGAGCCTGAAAATGCGTCGTAACACCTCAACTTTGCTTGAGGATACTGAAGCCATCCCCGCCCTCCTTGATGGTATGCCTGACTTCGATAGTCTGTTTGAAAGACTGACTCCGGAACAGGTAGACGCTATTCTCGATGAGCAACTTGCCGGAGACGGATCCGCTGAGTCACGCTCGCGCGAGACTGCCAAGTACAGCACAACCGAAACTACTGACGTCGACCGTGCATTTAATGAACTGGTAGCAGGCTAGGCTCGCCCCGCTGGCAGACCGGGAAAAGTCTGCCCCCCATTAATTAGAAACAAAGGAAGGCAAAATGCCCAGAAAGGCAAAAGAAACCAAGGTTGGTCGTGTATCTATGCAAGATCTCATGACCTTAGTAAACAAGAAAGCGGGACGTAACGTTGCGCATGATTTAACCGGGGACAACCCCACGGAAGTTAAGGAATGGATCCCGACAGGATCGCGTTGGCTTGACAGTATTATATGTAAAGGACACATTGGCGGCATTCCTGTCGGCAAAGTTACAGAGATCGCCGGACTTACATCCACAGGCAAGTCTTACATGGCCGCGCAGATTGCAGCCAACGCCCAAAAACAAGGCAAGCTCGTCGTATATTTTGATTCCGAGTCTGCCATCGACCCTGCTTTTTTGGAAGCAGCAGGGTGCGATTTAGAGCGTCTAATGTACATTCAAGCATCCTCTGTCGAGTTTGTTTTAGAAACGATTGAGGAACTCTTGGGAGCAACTGACGAAAAGCTGCTGCTCATCTGGGATTCGCTGGCCTTTACTCCTGCAGTCTCCGATGTAGAAGGGGATTTTAATCCTCAATCTTCGATGGCAATGAAGGCTCGCATTCTTGCAAAGGGGATGTCAAAGCTGACGCTCCCTATTGCAGACAAGCAAGCAACCTTCTTGGTTCTTAACCAGCTTAAGACTAACATTACTAGTGGACCTATGGCTCACATCACAGCCATGACCACCCCCTATATGACACCCGGCGGAAAGGCTATGCACTATTCTTATTCGCTGCGCATCTGGCTCACGGGACGCAAAGCCAAGAGTGCGTTTGTGCTGGACGATAAAGGGTTTCGTATTGGATCTGAAGTTAAGGTGAGACTAGAGAAGTCGCGCTTTGGAACTCAGGGTAGAAACTGTGCTTTCCGCATTATGTGGGGTACTGACGAAGTTGGCATCCGCGACGAGGAAAGCTGGTTTGATGCCATCAAAGGGTCGGAGTATCTCACAGCTAAAGGTGCATGGTATACTTTGGCCACTAAGGACGGATACACTAAAAAGTTCCAGCCTTCTAAGTGGGCCGAGATTATTCACTCCGACAGTGAATTTAAAGACCACGTCACCCGTCTAATGGATGAAGAAGTAATTCAACGGTTTGACCAACGTGACGGAGCAGCAGCGGATTTCTATGATGAAGAAGAAGATGAAACCCCAGCCGCCCATCACCCAGTTTAGGAGAGAGAAAATGAAAACAATAATTATTACGATAGGGGCATTACTTGCAAGTGGATGCAGCGTGCATGCACACCCGCACCCCGCACCCCATGCAGTTCACCGGCCAGCACCGCCGGCCGTGCGCCCGCCCCCACCACAAGCCAAACCTGTGAAAGTTAAAGCTTGGGTATGGGTCAAAGGCCATCAGACGCGTTACGGCTGGGCTCATGGTTATTGGGAGTTGCGTACAGTGCCGCGTCACATGGTTAATCGCCATCCGCATACTTACGTCCGGCAGGTCAAAGGCCGCGGCCGGCCGGCGCCACCCCCACGCAGATATCGTTAAAAAACTGCTTGACATTGAACGCCCCTTGTGTTATATTATAAATAACAGGAGGGGCTTCTTTTATGAAGAGAGTATTGATTATTGACGCGTTGAATGCCTATTTGAGAGCATACATCGTAGACCCAAGTATATCCACTAATGGGGATCCCATTGGAGGGATCAAAGGGTTCATTAAAATCTTGCAGCGGCATGTGCGAGAGACTAAACCGGATCAAATTGTGATTGTGTGGGATGGACCTAACGGATCGAAAAAGCGGAAGAGCGCGGATAAAAATTATAAAGCGGGACGAAAGCCGATTAGGTTAAATCGAGCGTTTCATAATCTGACGGATGATGAAGAGTTGTACAACAAGATGTGGCAACAGAGCCGCGTTATTGAGTACTTCAATCAAATGCCCATCGTCCAGTTTATGATCCCAGAGATCGAGGCTGATGATGTGATCGCGCACCTTACACATATGCATCACTACAAGGGATGGCAGAAGATTATTATTTCTAATGATCGGGACTTTATGCAGCTATGCGATGATGAAACAGTATTGCTTCGTCCTACTAAGAACGAGCTACTTAACAAATCACGTATCATTGAGCAGACCGGCATCCATCCCACCAACATGGCTCTCGCTCGCGCCATTGCCGGCGATGCATCGGACAACCTGCCCGGCATCCAAGGCGCCGGGTTGGCGACAGTCAGTAAAAGATTAAACTTTTTGAAGGACAGCAAATCCTACACCATTGATGAAGTGGTGGAATATTGTGGCAAGAGTAAAGCCAAGCTTAAATTTTTTACTAACATCAGCGACAACCAAAGCCTCATCGAACACAACTATAAGATGATGCAATTATATGCTCCGCAGATGTCAGTACAATCTAAACAACACATTCAACACACTATTGAAAACTTTGAGTGCGAATTTAATAAAACCGAGATCATTGGGATGATGCGGGCTGATGGATTCGGGGAGTTAAATTGGGAGGTTCTTAAGGAGAACTTAAACAAGATTAACAAGGACTGTGTTGACATCAATAAAGAAATATTTTAAAATTGATTTGACTTTAGCAGTCAATCAGTTATACTTATAATACACTATCGAGAGGGAATGGATGCTCACTGAAAATGTGAATTTTGGAAGGTACGGGAAAGCCTTCCAAGAGGGACTAGTACAACTTATTTTTGAAGACAGACCGTTCGCGGATCAGATTACGGAAGTACTCGATACGCAGTTCCTTGAGCTTGAATATTTACGAGCATTTGTTTCCAAAGTCATGGATTATCGAACCAAGTACGGGACTCACCCATCGGTTCAAGCAATGCTCACGATTCTTCGTACTGAGATGGACGCAGAAGATGAGGTTCTTCAGAATCAAGTGCGAGAATATTTTGCTCGTATCCATACTCGTGAAATGTCTGACATCGAGTATATTAAAGAAACTTCCCTAGATTTTTGTCGGAAGCAAAATCTCAAAGAAGCCATGATGAAATCAGTAGGGCTTTTACAGAACTGCTCCTTTGACGAGATCTCTACTGTCATTAATGATGCGCTTAAGCTCGGCTCCGAGAACAACTTTGGTTATGATTATCTCGCCGACTTTGAGGAGCGTTTTAAACTTAAGCACCGTGCTCCGGTTACTACTGGGTGGAAAGAGATTGACACCATTACTGGCGGTGGCTTGGGCAAGAGTGAGTTGGGCGTGGTCATCGCCCCCACAGGCGCGGGCAAGTCAATGGCCTTGGTTCATTTAGGATCCCAGGCCATCAAAGAAGGGAAGACTGTCGTTCATTATACCTTAGAGTTACAGGACACCGTCATCGGAACACGCTATGATAGCTGTATTACTGGCTATCCGCTCACTGATATCCGTAATTTTAAAGATGATATCTATGAAGAGATCAAAGAGCTTGATGGCGCGCTGATCGTCAAGGAGTATCCGACCAAATCAGCTACGACTAATACTATACGCTCCCATCTTGCGCGCCTTATCAAAAGAGATATTAAACCCGGACTTATCATTGTAGACTATGCGGATCTTCTTAAGCCGGTCATCGTGCGCAAAGAGAAGCGCAACGAACTGGAATCAATTTACGAGGAACTTCGTGCTCTCTCCACAGAATATAAGTGTCCGATTTGGACAGCTTCACAGACTAATCGTTCGGGTCTTAACGCCGAAGTCATTACGATGGAGCAGATCTCCGAAGCCTTTAACAAGTGTTTCGTCGCTGACTTTATCTTTTCGATCTCTCGCACGATTGAAGACAAGCAGAACAACCAAGGGAAAATCTTTATTGCCAAGAACCGCAACGGCCCAGACGGTATTATTTATCCTATCTTTATGGATACTTCAAACGTCAAGATTCAGATTCTTCCGAAAGCACAGATGCCAACAATGGCTACAGGAGTAGCGACAAGCCCTGTGGCACTGGGCGTCAAACAGCAACAAGAATTGTTGCGTCAGAAATATACCAAGTTAAAAAGGAAATAAAGAAAATGAGAACAGCCGCTAATATTCGCAGATTTAGATTGTCAGATGCATTCCTGGAGCCTTATAAAAATAAAGAAGTGCCATGGGGGCCTATTGGTTATGTTACATATAAACGTACCTACTCCCGTCGTCTAAGCGAATTTGATACTGATGCCTCTGGCTCCGAGGAGTGGTGGCAGACGTGCAAGCGGGTTATCGAGGGAATGTTTGATATGCAGAAGCAGCATGTGTTTTTGTTAGGCTTAGAGTGGAATGATGGCAAAGCCCAGCGTACCGCTAAGGACGCTTACGACCGCTTGTTTAATCTTAAATGGACCCCTCCGGGGCGCGGCCTGTGGATGATGGGCACCAAGTTTGTGGAAGAGAAGACAGCCGCCGGCCTTTTTAACTGTGCTTTTCGATCCACCAAAGACTTGTCTAACAAAGGGGGCTATCTCTTTGCATGGATGATGGACGCCCTAATGCTCGGCATCGGAGTAGGATTCGACACCGAAGGCGCAGGCTCATTGACCATCTACGAACCCAGCTATACTAACGACACGCTGGTGATTGATGATTCCCGAGAGGGATGGGTGGATTCGGTCCACCTTCTTCTTGATGGATTTTTCTTTGGTGGCAAAGTGCCCAAGTTTGATTATTCAGCCATCCGCCCCGAAGGCGCCCTCATCGCAGGCTTTGGAGGAACATCGAGTGGTGCGGCCCCGTTGAAGGAACTGCATGCAAGCTTGATTGCTCACTATACGGAGCGTATTGGAGAGCCTATTACTTCCGTGGATATTGTGGATACCGAAAACCTTATTGGTCGGTGTGTCGTATCGGGGAATGTTCGTCGGTCTGCAGCCTTGGCTATGGGCCGCCACGATGATAGATTATACTTGGAGATGAAAAACGATCAAGAGAAGCTCTATCATCACCGATGGGGCTCCAACAACTCTTTCCATGCCGTAGTAGGAATGGATTATGAATGGCACGCTGCACAATCTCAAGCCAATGGAGAACCCGGTTACATCTGGCTGAACAATGCGCGCACCCGCGGCCGCTTCAAAGATGGAGAGCGCCTAGATGATATTAATGTAGCTGGATTTAATCCTTGCGTTGAACAGCAATTGGAAGACGCGGAACTCTGCTGTCTAGTAGAAACTTTTCCCGCCATGCATGATAACATAGAAGATTACTTGCGTACATTAAAGATTGCATATTTATACGGCAAGACCATTACTTTATCCAACACCCATTGGCCAGAGACTAATGCAAAGATGTTGAAGAACCGGCGCATTGGGCTTTCCCAATCAGGTGTAGTACAGGCTTTTAACAAGCATGGCCGCCGCGCAATGTATCAATGGTGTGACCGCGGCTATGAATACGTGGAGCAATTGGACGAAGAATATTCCAACTGGCTTTGCATTCCCAAATCTATTCGCACCACTTCTATTAAACCTTCTGGTACCGTCTCACTTCTCAATGGTTCCACTCCGGGTATTCATTTCCCCGAGAGTGAATATTATATTAGACGCATCCGCTTTTCTCACACCTCTACGGTGTTGGCTAGGCTCCAGGAGGCAGGCTATACGATTGAAGAGGACGCATACTCTCCTAATACCATGGTAGTAGAGTTTCCCGTACATGAACCGTACTTTACCAAGAGTAAAAAACATGTTACAATGTGGGAACAACTAGAGATCGCTGCTCAATACCAGCATTATTGGGCCGACAACTCCGTTTCTGTCACCGTCACCTTTAACGACGAAGAAGCCCCTCAACTTAAAGATGCCTTAGAAATGTACGAAACGCGCTTAAAGGCCGTTTCCTTTCTGAAGTATAGCGAAACCGGATACAAACAAGCACCCTATGAAGCGATTACTAAGAAAGAATATGAAGCCATGAGTGCAAAGATTAACCCTCTTCAGAGAATGGATACTGAGGGAGGGAGCGGTACGAAATTTTGTACCAACGACACATGTGAAATTTAATTGGAGGATATGTGATACAACCCGTAAATCGATATATCGAAGTAGTGGTAGCGCCCACAGTCAACCCGGAGGAGACAACCATTCTCCTCCCCACCGACTTCAAGCCCCAGGAAGAAAGATATCGACAAGTTCAAATTCAAAGCTGGGCGCCCGACGTGAGGTTTGCTGAACGGCTGTCAGAAGGCTGCACAGCCATTATTGATCATACTATGATAGAAGAAATTAAGGTGGGCAACGAACTACTTACTGTGATACAAGATAATTATGTTATAGCTCTCTTAACAAAATGACAGGAAAACACATGGTATGCCAATCGATAAAAACTTTTATAATCAGTCGTCCGCTGCTAATTTGGGATGGGATCCCAGTTGGTTCGGTGAGAAATATTTTGACGACAAATTAGTAAGAGCAGTTAAAAAGTGGCAGCGTGGCCGCGGCCTCTCGGCGGATGGACTAGTAGGTCCCATGACTTTTCGTCGTGTCTGGACCGAACGGCAAGCCGATATCGACGAACACAAACCGGAAGATCCTACCTATTCTAACTATATTGTATACAATGGGAATTTTATTCCTATCGAATGGGATAAGGTAGTGCTCTGGTCCGAGAAGGGAGGCCTCAAGGCTAATGCCGGCACTCACTACGACTATACAGGCCGCCCCGCGCGCTCCATTCGTTATTTTGTAAACCACTGGGACGTGTGCTTGAATTCATCCGCCTGCCAAAAGGTTTTAGATAACCGGGGAATTTCAGTGCACTTTCTTATTGATAATGATGGCACCATTTACCAGACGATTGATATGCAGCATGGCTGCTGGCACGCTGGCAGCGAACGGGCTAATCGTGCATCGGTAGGGGTGGAGATTTCCAATGCTTATTATCCCAAGTATCAAGAATGGTATATACGCAATGGCCATGGCGAACGGCCCCTGATGACAAACATCCGGTGTCACGGAGAAGACCTTGATGACTTTTTGGGTTTCTACCCAGTTCAACTCCGCGCCCTCAAACAGTTATGGAAAGCGATCCACACTGGCCTAGGCCTACCCTATCAGGCGCCCCTGAATCAATTTGGCAATACTGATACTCATTACGCTCAAGAAGTTAAGTACGGAGATTTTAAAGGGTTTGTAAGTCATTATCACGTTTCCAAAAATAAGATTGATTGTGCGGGTTTAGATATCAAATCCCTGCTCGAAGAAGTAGAAGAAGAGGAAGAGAGTGGCTACAGTCAGGCTAGCGACGTCTGCGAAGATGATTCATGAATATGAAGAAATAGTAATCGGGAGCAATTTAACTGCAGTTTTATATGCGTTCACTAATAAATTGCCCATTTTCTACACCCGACCCCAACGGCCTTTTCGCTTTGACTACTGTGATAGTGAACTGGATCTTTCCCCCTTGCACTTAGAGAGCGAGGCTCGCGAGCTTATCACTCACAAGGGAAATATTAAGGTTGGAGCCTCTGAGGCCCTCATCTGGGATCGCCTCATGTTTTTAATAGCCCTTTCTGGCCGGGCCCCCTTGAGTAATCTGTGTGAGAGCATACGCCACAATGGGGAGAATCTGATTTGTGCGAACGAGTATTCGAAAATTGCGTCGGTTAAGTTTGAACAAGCTTATTATTTTGGAGACCTGAACTGTGTGGGACTGGTAGGAGAAAAAGCACTTGCGAACCCCCGTTACATGTGTTATGATTGGATAGCATTCAATCGCGGAGGCAAGCATGAAATCGATCTCATTGAAACGCCAGATAATTTTGCTAAGCAAATGTGGTTTTACCCTACAGATCGCGTTGATGGCAACTCTCCTGTCAAGGATGCTTGCGTAGTCTCTACGCTCACCAAAGAACAGCTATTGGATTTTGATTATTCTCAAACCATGGCGAGATTTAAGATGATAGCAGAGATGCGCGATAGAGGAATGAGAGGACCGTTTAATGGCTATTCACCCACAGGTAATCCGAAATATTATAATTTTAGAACTGCTATCATCGGCCGCGAGACAAGCAAGAAACCGACACACCCACGTCCCACCCTCGCATCGGTCGAGATTCCGCAAGTTACGCACGAGGATTTGCTTCAAGATTTGCCGGCAGCTTGCGTGGGATACCATCGACTTCTAGAGAGATTATGAGTAATGGTAGACATCTTCATGTAGCCGGGATCATCCCCTTAGCCAACTTGAGCACCGAGTTAGGATTGCCGGTGTCCGATTGTCTGCTACCCGTGGATCCTGGCTTTACTGCCATCCAAAAAGCTGTCTTTGAGTGTGCGATGGCAGGATGTCAAACCATATGGATTGTGGCTAATGATGACCTTGCGCCCATCGTCAAAAAAGTAGTGGGTGAATGGACATACGATCCTGTTCACTATTGTCGCCAACATGAAATGTATCCCAGTGAAAATCGCAAAGAGATTCCAATCTATTATGTCCCTGTTCACCCGAAAGATCGCGACCGCCGGGATTCCTACGGATGGTCAGTGCTTTATGGAATCAACTCCGCATGGCGCGTAGCCAATATTATTTCCCATTGGATGGTGCCCCAGAAGTATTTTGTGGCCTTTCCCATGAGCGCCTATAACGTATATGCCCTAAAAAATTTGCGGCCCAAAATTTCAGATTTTGAAAATAACTTTTTTTTGATGCACGAGGGCAAAACTATAAAGGATAATAAGCCTTTAGCGTTTACGATGTTGGGAGAGGACTTTATTCAATGCCGTCGCCATGTTAATAAAATTACAACTCGGGAATATATAAATCCTGAGCCTCACGAAAAGTACCCCACTCAAAAGCTGCCCTTGGCAGAACGCTGGTCTGCCCGGAACTTTGATTTAGCCACAGTCTTCGAGAAGGTGTCTGAAAAAAATGCCCATAAAGAAACAATTGACTGGCATTATGATATCGCACAGTGGGAGGAATATCAAGCTTTTATGGGTTCAGAAAACTTCATACAAAAGCCGACAAATAGCTTGACAAAGGCGCACACACATGTTAAATTACCATATAGAGAGGGAGAAATAGATGACGATTAAATTCGTAGGGCTTCACGCCCACAGTGTGGCAGGATCTATCTTTGATGCAA